AAACTTTCGGAGGCCAACAATGTCATCACTCAAAAACAGTCTTCTCTTGATTCTGCTATTCGTGCTGGTAGGTTGCGGCTCCCGTCCACAAGTTGTGTACAAGCCCCCGCAAATGCCCCCACTCCCACCGGAGATAGCCCAAAAGAAAGAAGTGAACCTGTCAGACAGGTTTATGAAACTTCTGACTCCGACAGAGCAACCCTCGCAGCCATTGCCGAAATCATTGCCCAAGGCGACAGAAACACGGCCCAATTGAATGCGTGTATTGACAGTTATAACAAGGTAATGGGGGTGATAAATGGTAAATAGTGAGCAACTAAAGAAACTCCATATTGGGGCTGAGTGGGTTGATGCCCTTAATGAAACCTTCAACACTTTTGGCATTGCTACACAGCGCCAGCAAGCCGCCTTTATCGGGCAGTGTGGACATGAGTGTGGGCACTTCAAGACCCTGGAAGAAAACCTCAACTATCGTGCTGAAACCTTGATGAAGCTATGGAAGACAAGGTTTCCTACGATGGAGATTGCCAACCAATATGCCAGGAATCCAAAGAAGATTGCCAACAAGGTGTACAGCAGTCGTATGGGCAACAGAGATGAGGCATCTGGTGACGGGTATCGGTTCAGAGGCCGTGGGTGCATACAATTGACGGGCCATGCAAACTATTTCCATGCTGGTCAAGCCTTGGGAGTTGATTTCGTAATGGAGCCTGACCTTGTTGCTACGCCCAAGTATGCTGCACTCACTGCTGGTTGGTTCTGGTCAACCCACAACTGCAACAATCTTGCTGAAGCTGCTGATTGGACGGGATTGACCAAGAAGATCAATGGTGGGACTATTGGCCTAGATGACCGAATTAAGCACACTAACGAGGCTTTTGCGGTTCTTGGCTCTTGAGTTTTCCACGATTGAATATCTTGTGTTTCTTAAAGAAGTACAAGATAGCTTCATAGTCAATGCCAAACCTTTTGGCAATCTCTTTCTTGCTCAGGCCATCTTTCCATAGCGTCAATGCTCTGGATTCGTTGATTTGAGTGGGTTTCCTGCCACTTCCAGGTCTTGCGCCACCCTTAGTCTTCATTGAGCGCTAACCAAACCATGATGCAAACGCCTCCAATGGCTAGTGCAATGCCTAGAAATCCTATGGCAAAGATTGTGATGATTGTCTCAATCACAAAACCCCCCTCATCTCCCATCCTGCAATAAAGTAGTTCCAACGTTGTTGCATAGCGGGGTTGATGTACTTGTACATCGAATTTGTTGCTAAATCAGCCTCTGTATAACCCTTTGAGCACATTAGGGCGTGGAATACTTGTCGAGATTTCATGTTAATCCTTTGGTGGTGTGCAAGTGTGAATGTGCGTCATGTCTTTGGTGCGTTTGCCACATCTAGGGCAGAAGTTTTGCTCTGTGCTTCGTGGTGGCACTGGTTGTGCATCCAACATATCTCTACACGCAAGGATGGATGCAATGTCATCACTTACAGGCTCTGTGCGCTGTGGTGGGTAGTTGTTGCTACTGCAAGCAACACATTCATAAAGCACCTCTGCTTTGCATTCGGGGCATGTAGGCTCTTGCTCAATCTCCTGCCCAAGCCTCTGTGTCTCACGCATGGCGTAATCTGCCAATTGTTTTTTGAGTGCGGCGATTGCTTCTTGCCGCTTTTCCTCAACCTTTTTCGGCCTGTTCATTGCGGGCCATTCAAATATGTGATCATTTTCCAACGCCTCTACCATCTGTTTCAATACTTCAATCATGCTTCCCTCGCTTTCAGCATTGCGTCTGCCCATTCGTAGGCTTTTCTAGTGCCGTCTATTAAGTTAAGGACACCAATAAATTCTTGCATCGCCTTGGCTGCAAAGTAATCGCGCAGGGTCATGCCGTTTTGGTCAATATCATATTCTTTGGCAATGTCTGAATGTTCAGACTTTATGAGCAGTGCTTTTTGTTTGCCTGGAAATGCTGGTGGGTTGTTCATTTTGTTTTGAGTTTCCTTATGTACACAGTGAATGATTGAATCGTGTCTTTGCCAAATGCCAAACTGCATTTCTCAATGTGTTGGGCGACTTCTTCAATCACTTCATTTCGCGCATTGTTCTCAACATAACGCATGATCTGGTGCTTGCGTGAGCCTTGCAGACCCCAATCACCTTGTCTGCGACTGAGTTCATCAAACGCTTCATCTTCAGGTTCTTTCATGTTTTTTCCTTTAGATAAAACTCCATTGCAATGCGATATGGGTCGAGCAGGGGTAAAGGCTGATTGTTGTAGTAGTAATAGGTTGGCTTGCTTTCATCCACCGAAGTAACAACTGTGCCGTCAACAATGTGGTGATACCTTGTCTTGTCCTCTCGGATTGCATAGCCCTCTGCCTTTGCCACTGCCAGCTTCAATTCAAGGCTACCAATGGGCACATAGTTCTTGATGGTGTCATTCCTGTCAATCAGTTCTTTCACTTGCAATCTCCTGATCGTTACGCTTGATTTCATGCTTCAGGTATGCCAAATCAGCATAGGACAACTCGTCTGTTATGTCCTTAATTTCCAAGTTAAAGCGCATCCACTTAACTGTTTTCTCACAATATGAGATTAAGCCAACAGAGTCATCACCCTCATGCCATTGGTAATCAACCTCAATGCGGTCAATCTCTGGATTGAAGTCATCGTCTACCCACTCAAAAGGCACAAATTCAATTGTTGTCATGCTTGCCCCCTTCTCCATGTTGTTCAGCCTTTTTAATAAAAATAGGCAAGTTGTCAATTGATTTAAGAAGCCGAGAATATTCAAAGTTATCCGCTTTAGCTATAGCCATATAACCCCCCCATTTTGTTAGCCAAATGCAAGTAACTTTCATGCCAGCTTTGTTTGCCAGCTCAATGGTTTCATCATTGGTCATCATTCACTCCTATCTGTTCAATGTCTTGTGCGGCAAGGAGGGCATCCAGGGCCACAGATTTAAGTATCACAAGGGCACTCTCTGGCAAGGATGGATTGAGAGCCTTATGAGCTTCTACATCCTGCCAGAAAGCATTTAAACGGGTTGTTTGTTGTTGGTTCATGCGCCAATTCTGCCTTGTCTGACAGAGATTGGAATAGGTATTTACCCTAACTTACGCATAACCCTTTGGAGTCGCCCAGAAACGCCTTTACGGGTTCCAATGACCTCAATGAAGCCCTTGTCAATAAGCGCCTTGTATCGGGCTGTGACGCTTGAATAGGGCAGGAATGGCAGTTTGGCAAGCACATCATCTGAGATACAACCATCTGGCCCATAGGCTGCAATGGTTTCATAGACCAAGGACTCCATCTTTGTGGTGTCGATTGCCTGTGCTGCTTGGTGGGAAGTGGCAGGGTCTTCTTTGCGAACCAGTTTAAACGGCGCAGTTCCAAAGAACTTTTCGACTGCACCACCAAACCAAATTTTGTCTAATTTTGTCATGTCAACTCCTATTAAATTGGGGCCGTAGCCCCGTGAGGTTTATCAAAAGGGAATATCGTCATCCGCATAAACTATCTTTTTGGGATTAGTTGCTGGAGGCTGTGCATCCTTGGGATTGACTGCCAAGCCCATGAACTTGCCACTCTTACCCTCTTTAATCCATGCTGAGAGCCAATACTCTTGACCTCCAACAGTGATGTTCCCCTTGTAATCAGGTTGGTTAGCTGATTCCTTTTTGTCGTTCTTAAACAAAACGCCAGAGTTGTCTTTCTTTTCCATATTAGCCTTTCAAGCCTTTCAAAGATTCACCATGTTTTTTCAATGCGCTGCGAACATTACTTGGAAGCAATGCCCATAGAGCCACCTTTTCCTCCTGGTCAGTGATGCCCAGGTATTCTTCATAAGCACCGATCAAATCGCTTGCCTCGAATCTATCTTGAACAGCAATGGCAACATCCGCAATGATGTTTTCCCTGTTCTTGTCAACAATGACTCCATCTGTAGGTTTGATTGTTGCTCCACCCTCTGGAATATCCTCTCCAGCATAGATGTACAAGCCAAGACCATGCAATGACAATGCTTTAGTCATGCAACGCATGATGGCTGTATTAACTTGAAATGCGTCTGGAGCGAGGATTGCTTTGTTGCGATAGTCCATCACAGGCAGTTGGCAGGTCATTGGTTTGCCAAACATAGTGACAGTTACAAACACCATTGCAGTGCCGTTAATGTCCATGAAGCACTTGTCTCCAAACATCTCCACCTTATAGGTAGCGTCTGAATCAGCCTTTAAAGCCTCTGCCCAGGCCCAGGCCCATGAAAGGTATGTGAGATTGTTTTTCTTCTCTGTGTGATCGTTGACATTGGTTGCGAGAAGTGCATTGATTGATACTTTTCTGTATGCAATTGTGCTGATTGTTGTTGAGGTCATTCGTAACTCCTGTTAAGTGAGATTTAATTTTGTCAGACTTTGTTGAGAATTCTATAGGTGTTTTCCCTAACTTGTTCACATTGGGCTTGTGTGATCCACATTGTCAGCAAGGTCAGTTGGCTTTGAATTGTTTGAATGTCAGCCGTGAACCCTGCGTAGTTTTTGTTTAGACACTTGCTCTCCAGTGCTTTGGTCTTTTGCTCGATTGCTATCAGCATTGTTGCGTAATCGTTGAAGTCGCTCATCTTTGGCCTTTTGAAATGTTTGTGAAATGTCTGTGTTTGCGTGATTCGTATATACAAATCTAGGGTCTGTGATTGAGACTGACGGGTAAGTCATCCTTGCTGGAATTTTCTTTTTCTTTTTCTGCGATGTATCTGAGTTGGGAAGTGGTGTCCAAATCTCGAAATAGGATGCTATCGCCTTGAATGCCGTCTTCAGCAGAACAATCGGACTCATGTGATAACTCATCGGTGTATTCCTTGATAATGTCTTGCAAGCGTGATTTCATTTTCATGTTGTCCTCACTCATCAAACATTTGTTGAAAAGGGCCATCCATTTTAGCTTCCATGATCTTTCGCTCATCAAGGGCTTTCTGGACTCGTTCAATTCGCAGGTTGCGATAGTGCTGGAGTTCTTCAATGTCATCAACCCAAGGGGTCTTGACAACATCAAACACTCGCAGTTCAGCCCTGCGGCGCACCTTGAGTTCTACACGCTTCATCACGATTGATGCAACATCTTCAGCATGGTTTGCTTTGATGGCCTCCACCAGAGCAACGCTGTCTGCAATGGCATCAGCAATATCATCTGGGTCTAACTCCTGGACTATCGCCCAGCACTCGTATTTGAATTGTTCCTCATCAGTTGGCATTTGTAACTCCTGTTGACCACTGCCAAATAGCAGTGATAGGACTGTCGCACAGAAAAAAGATGCAGGGAATAGGTGTTTTCCCTAGTGCAAAAAACTATAAAACCCATCATACTGAGGTTTTTGGAGACAATCAAATGCGTTTAAACCTCACCCATCGAACACTGCTCAAGCGCCTATCTAATGGCCCAAGGACAATGCTAGAGATGACCCACAGCTATACAGACAACAACTCTGTATCGTTTCACTATCAAAGATACCTGCCCGATTTGGAGCAATTTGGTTATGTCATCAACCATCAAGAGAAGTGGCATTTAACTGAGTATGGGCGCATGGAGATGAATCGGGCCATCAGTGGTGCAGCTATGCGGATTGAGAATGGGTCTGTCAAAGAAATCTATGATGGCAAGGAACTGCGGAGGAATGTGTTTCGTAGGGGTTGTTACGACTTCTTACAACTTCCTAGCAGGTTTGGGGATAATTTTGTACCCAGGAAAACCCCTACTTGACAACCTGTTTTTTTATGGTGTACATTTCGTTCGTCAAAAGCGCTGACCCGCATAGACGAAACATGAGGCCATTTACTCATGCGTTCACCCCGAAAGGGACAGTGGGTCAGCACTGGAACGCAGTAGTAAGTGGCCTTTTGCGTTCTAGACCGTACTCCACACGATAGTAACGAGTCTGCATGGACTGCATGGAAGAAAACACCGCACCCTACACACCCAAGGGCAAAAGGCGAACAGCGTTGGTTGAGCGACTGTTGAAGCATCTGGTACACGGTGGAAAACAAGGCCAGATGTATAAGCGAATCAACCCGTCAAGCGCACTTGGGGCTTTTCTAGTTTTTCAATCTTAAAAGGAGTCAATAATGAACACTGACAAGTCTGGAGAGGGAAGGATACTCAGTCTATCCACCCTTGGAGAACCTATGTCTGAAGAAGAGTTTGAGGACAAAATGAACACATACGAGTTGGAAGACCGATATGCAGAGTACATTGAGTCGCAACACCCTGTTGGTAACAATCATGTCTTGATAAGACTGATGGAAAGAGGGGATTATTATGAAGACTTCAAAGAGTACATGATGAGTGGGGGCAAATGATGTTTGAAGCCTTTTGGAAGGCATGGCCTAGTAGTCCCAGAAAAGGGGCTAAATCGGCCTGTAAGAAGGTTTGGGACAAGTCCTACTGCGATACCCAAGCAGACCAGATCATCAAGCACCTAGCCTGGATGAAAACAACAGAGCAGTGGCTGAAGGCAAATGGGGCGTTTATCCCTGCTCCCTTGGTGTATCTGAACCAACAACGTTGGGATGGCGCAGAAGTGCCTGAAATGGCCTCTAAACCAGCCGTAGACCCTGCCCTAGCCAAGATCAAGGCAGACATTGCCAAGGCAGCACCTATGCCCGATCACATTAAAGAGCGTTTGGCTCAATTAAGGCGGCAATGAATGAGTTGGCTCTTTTCGCAGGTGCTGGTGGAGGAATTCTTGGGGGAAAACTGCTTGGATGGAGAACAGTCTGTGCAGTCGAGTGGGAACCCTATCCAGCAAGCGTACTGTGCGCCCGACAAAATGACGGACTTCTCCCGCCTTTCCCGATTTGGGATGACATACAAACCTTTGATGGCAAGCCGTGGAGAGGAATTGTTGATGTCGTATCGGGCGGCTTTCCATGTACCGACATCAGCGCAGCTGGCAAAGGAGCAGGAATTGATGGAGAAGCCTCTGGAATGTGGCGAGAAATGGCGAGGGTCATTTGTGAAGTACGACCCAGATTCGTCTTTGTGGAGAACTCACCAATGCTCACTTCTAGGGGACTTGGACGAGTTCTTGGAGACTTGGCCACAATGGGGTTTGATGCGAGATGGGGAGTGTTGGGAGCAGCAGATGTTGGAGCGCCACATCAGAGGGACAGGATGTGGATTGTCGCCGAACAACATAGACAGCTTTCATACGCCCAACACGACAGGACTGGATGGCGGGAGCAACAGTCGCAGAGCATTGAAGAAAAGAATCCAGATGTGGAGAACACCAGATACAGGTGCGGGTGGGACAAGCGGACTACTGAAAGAGGGCAAGACTCACAGGGAGAATGGGCAACCGATTCAAATCAGGCTTGTAGACCAGGTGAACAACCCGCATCTATGGCCTACACCATGTTCAACAGACTACAAGGGATCAGGGAAAACAGGGCAACTCAGGGACAGACCGGACTATGCCGTGGAGAGGGGAGCCACCAAGTCCAAGACTTATGGGGAACAGCAGATTACTGGTCAATTGAACCCACCATTCCCAGAGTGGCTGATGGGGTGGCCGCTAGGGTGGACAGACTTAAAGCCATTGGCAATGGACAAGTCCCATTGTGTGCAGCAACCGCTTGGAGAATCCTAAATGAGGAAAGGAGACAGGCATGACTGAACAGCAATTTGAAGCCGCAATGAGAACATTTAATCTTGAATTGGAATACAGAGACTACATCATGGACAGGGCCAGCCTTGAAAATGGTGATGGGATTTTCCGATTGATGAACAGTGGTGATTATTATGAAGGCTTCAAAGAAAAGATGACAGGAAACCAAAATGACCAAAGATGAAGCCCACCACTTGCTCAACAAACGAAAACAAGGGCTTGCCGTTGCACAGCACCTTGTTAACCATGCCCTCGTTATATCGGGAGACATTAGCCCATCTTGTGCACCTTGCAAAACAACCTGGATGGAAGGGTCAGGCATGGCACAGGGCGCAGGAACTGGATTCATGCCCTACGGGTCTGTGGCGTGGGATAAGCACAGACTTGATCTCAACTATGAAGGCAAAGAATGACCATTTGGATCGGAATTGACCCAGGTTCAATATCTGGCGCATTGGGAGCCTTGGATGCCCGAGGTGATTATCTCGATTCTTTTGAAATACAACACAAGGACAAACACATTCTTGCGCTTGTATTCAAAAATCATTTGTTGAAAATAATAGACCCAAAAGAAGATGCTCAAATCTGTATGGAATATGTCTGGTCACTCCCAGGCAATGGTTCTGCAAGCAGTTTTCAGTTTGGCAGGGCTGTTGGGGTTATCTCAGCAGTTGCCGAATTAACTGCCCCCCTGTCATTCGTCACTCCTCAAAAATGGAAGAAACATTTTCATTTATCAGCAGATAAAAATGAAAGCCTTGATTTAGCCCGATCATTTTGGCCTGAAGCCAAGCTACTAAGGAAAAAAGATGGTAACCGCGCAGAGGCATTGCTCATGGCACTATATTGGCAGGACATGGTAAATGGCAAACAAGATAAACCCAAACCGAACCCAGACGGACTTTAAACTGGATTTAAGCCCCGAACAAAGGGCCATTCTGGAATTGATTGGAGGCGGTAACATGACGCAAGGGTTAAAGGTTGCCATCGACCAAGCGGGCCACTTTTACAATTGTGGGCTTGACCCTGAAATGAACCTAAATTTCGTGGGCCTTGTCACCACACTTCCAAACCAGGATGATGATTGACCACAAAAGGGCTTTGCAAAGGGCTTAAAAGGGGCTTTAAGGGGCTTTTGTTGGTCAACCCAATGCACCCTACATGGTTGAGCTTGCAAGGGCTTAAAACAGGCAAAGAAAAACCGCCCGAAGGCGGCTTAGTTAGTGTGGGCTGACTTTCAATCAGGAATTAAACACATTTCAATTTTTGCCATTGTTTGTGGGTCAATGGTTAGCCAGTTGGTTTCGCCTCTGTCTGAATGTATTTTGATTTTTATCTCGCCATTGTCTGACAGTGGCAAAGGCAAAGCCTTTAATATCTGATTACTGAGATAAGTTTTTTCTGTAGTTGATTGCATTTTAAAAGCCTTTCATTTTTTGCGGGTTAGTATTCTGAGAATGAGTGCAAGGGTTGCATAAATCATTTGATCGTCTTAGCAGTTATAAAGATCTTCAAGGGCATCATCCAAGCCTATGCCATCATCAAATGATGCGGCGGCTTTATCGCCCCACCAATAACCCTCAACGGTTTTGGTTCGGGTATTGACCCAGATATTAGGCCCACCAAAGGCAACAAGCACACGCGCCCCTAGATATTCTTTTTTACTGCTGACAATGTATTCAATGTCAAGGGCATCTTGCAAATAATCGAACGCTGATAATGGTTCACCATCGCTATTGGTTTCGCCATCAAACCCAGTGGATAGTTTGTCCGCGATGTATTTAACATGATCGGATAATTTGGTATCGGTTGCAGTTGACATCATTAACACCTATTGAACCCTGCAAAATCGCAGGCCAAAGGGCACAGAATGCCCTTCAGTCTGTGGTTTTATGCGGGTTCTCTGGTGGCGTACAGTTTTTCTAGGGCATTCTTTGCCTCTTGCACAGAGGCATCCACCATATCAGCATAGTATCCTGATTCTTTTACAAACTGCATTGGTGAATCGTAAAGGCATCCACCCAAATAGTCGCACCCTAAAAGAATCCCACCTTTGTATGCCTCAACTCTAACGGCAAACCAGGAATAAATACCCGCATCAATCTTGCGACATAACTCACGCATTTCGTCTTCTTCATAAGAAAAACAATCGGCAGGGTGAGAGTCTTCAAATGTAACGCTGCAAACAATGTGAAAACCTTGTGTGTCTTCGGTGTGGATGATTTCATAGTGACGCATGATGTAAAGCCTTTCAGAATGTATACAGAATGAATGCCAAGGCAAGGAAAGCCAAGGCCGAACCGATGATGACGATTTTGTCTGCTGGGTGCATGATGTAAAGCCTATTGATTGAATGAAGTTGAATGATAGGGGCAAAATGCCCCGATGTTTAGACTGCTTCGATTAATTCAGATTGTGCAAATAACCATGGTTTGTCAGATTCAGGGAAGTCTGAGCAGTCAATCTCACCATGGATACAGTGTGCCAACATAATGCCGCAGGGAAGGTCTGCCACAATGTATTGATCGCCATACATCAGGACAATCTGCGCCCTTGCTATCTCAGGGCTTGCAGCCGTGGCCCTGACAGTATTAGACTGACTAAGGGTCTTATGGACAATGGAAAAAGAGTATTGTTTCATGGTGTAAAGCCTTTCAAAGTGATGATTATTTGTTGCAAGGCCCAAGGGCTGCCAGATAGTCGGCATCGGTCGGCATGGTTGGGATAACACGATAGGTGGTGTCATAAACCCAGATGGTGTGCCCACTGTTTGCAATGGCGCTTTTGTATTGCTTGACTATTTCAACAAGGCCCAATTGGACAAGGCTTGCTAGTGCCTGTGATTCCCTTGATCCATGATTAATGCGCCCACCCTTTGAACCAGAACCACAAGTGGTTTGCACCAGCCCTATATCAGGTCGGCTTTTGTTTGCCTGCGCCCTGTCTAACAAGGCTTGCATTGTCTTGTTTATCTTCATGTGACACCTATTGAGGTTGTTAAACAATGAGAGTTTTTCGAGGCTCTCACATATAGAGCATAATAGAATCGTGCCAGTTTTTATACATCGTTGATTTTAAACAAGAAAATCAGCAACATGAAAACCCTAATAGTAGTAACCCCTATCTAATATCCCACGATGTGGAATGTAACTCTAAAATATTCCACATGGTGAAATGATATCGGTTAGGGTTAACCCGTAGAGTGTCATCGGAATAATTAGTCAGGTTACCTTACTAAGGTGCTTAGACGACATTCATTACCCGACCGACTGGACGGTTAATTAATTCTCAGGGTATTCCCTAGTAGTGCTTACCCTATTAGGGTTTACCCTTAAGGGTTTGTAGGGGGGGAGGGGGTGTGTGTGGTGTGAGAGATTTTGTGGTGCCTCCTATCCACAAGAAAAGCCAATTTAGACTTTTGCCAACAACGAGCCTAATCTTTGGTAAGAAAAGGAGTTGGTGGAGTCTTGGGGTAGTCTTGTCTCTAGCTGAAGGACAAGTTTCATTTGGGCACGGAGTGGCTACCCGAGGTATGTCGAGTGCTTAAAAACTTAGCAGATAGCTGCTTGGGTGTCTGCCACAGGGAGAGCCTACTTCTAGGCTTACTCTAAGTTCTCTACTTAGCTTCTCTGCGGTCATAACAGGGGTTTGCAGGTTCGCCCTCTGTTGAGTCGGGTAGCTGTACCGACACCCATTTGTTGACAATGTATTAGAAAAGGAAACCCTTGTCAAACGAATTCA